GAATCGCCAAGAAGCGAAGGCTCACACCTTTGCGCCCCTTTACGGGGCAACGGGGTTCGGACGCACACCTGCCGAAGCAAAATACTACGAACACTTCACAGAAAAGTACGAAGGAATTGGGCTTTGGCATACCAGATTGGCTAAAGAAGCTATAAATAATCAGAAGATTAAGATACCTTCAGGAAGAGAATACTCTTTTCCCGATGTAGTACGTAAGTCATCTGGTCGTGTATCTCACTTTACACAGATAAAAAATTATCCTGTGCAGGGGTTTGCTACAGCAGATATTGTGCCACTTTGTTTGTTACACATTGAAAAAATGCTTGACAACATGCAGTCATGTATAGTAAATACAGTACACGACAGTATTGTTATTGATGTCCACCCAGATGAAGAGAGGAAGGTTATTGATATAATACATCAGACAAACAATGAGTTAAAAGAACTCATTCAAATAAGGTGGGGTATATCATTTAATGTGCCATTGCTATTAGAATCAAAAATAGGTGATAATTGGCTTGACACGAAAGATGTATCCTGATATAACTATGAAACTTTCAAACTGAATAGGAGAAAATATATGACACAATTAACAACCATTGACACCAATAACTTTGCTGCTATGGCGAAAGCTATGGGCATTGCTGCTGAGGCTGATACAAAAACAAGCAGCAGCACACTTGCTCGTATGCGTATTAACCATACACCTGTTATGGGTCAGACAGAGGTAAATGGTAAGATGGCAAATGTGGAAGTGGTATCAGGTGGTACTTATCGCTTGGACGTTCCAGATGGGCCTACATACTATGCAAACTCTGTGGTCATGCGTCCTTACTTGCAACGCTTCATGTACAAGCGTTTCATCAAGGGCAGTGACAAATCACCAAACAGGTTTGTTAAAACAATTATGGCTGATGACCTGAACATTGACCTGAAGGACAATGACGGTGGCTTTAATTGTGGTAAACCTGCTGGCTACATCAAAGACTTCAAAGCACTACCAGAAAAGATGCAAGATTTAATCAAGCAGATTAAACGTGTACGTGTAGTCTTTGGTACTGTTGATTTCGTTCATCCTGTAAATGATAAGGGTGAAGATGTACAATTAGATACTACACCTTTTATCTGGGAAATTGACAACCGGGATGCTTTCAAAATTGTAGGTGACTCATTTACTAAACTTGCAAAGATGAAGCGTCTTCCTGTCCAACATAATATCACTGCTAGCACACAGGAACGTAAGTTACCCAATGGTAGCTGTTTTTACCTTCCTTCTGTATCTCTTGATATTACAAACAGTCTTGAACTCACTGATACTGAACAAGAAAGGTTTGGAGATTTTATCTCTTGGGTAGACAACTACAATACTTACATCGCCAATACATGGGCAGAGAAAGCAAACTCTAAAATGGAAGAGGAAGATGAAAACATTGTAGATGGTCTGGTTGACATTGAAATTGATGATGAGGTAGCCTGATGAAACATCCTGCTGAACTAGCGTTGCATCAATACATGGAAGATGCAGTAGCTGGAAAAACAACCATGTCTGCTGAAACCATTGAACAAGTGGCATCTGATATAAAGAATGCCCTGCAACGTCAGTTCGGTAGTGATGGACGTAAAGGTGACTTTACTCTACGTATGTCAAATATAGGTAGACCATCCTGCCAATTGTGGTATGAAAAGAACAAGCCAGAAGCAGCAGTTCCTTTACCAACAACATTCATAATGAACATGATGCTTGGTGATATTGTAGAGGCTGTATTTAAAGGCTTACTAAAAGAAGCAGGAGTTAAATATGAAGAAAGTAAAAAAGTTACTTTGGAGTTGTCTGATACTAACGTGTCTGGCACATATGATATTGTCATTGGGGATGCAGTTGACGATATTAAATCAGCTTCAGATTGGTCATTCAGAAATAAGTTTGAATCCTACGACACTCTGGCAAGTAGTGATGGATTTGGATACGTTGCACAACTTGCAGGGTATGCACGAGCATCAGGTAAACAAGTCGGTGGCTGGTGGGTTGTAAACAAAGCCAATGGAGACTTTAAATACGTACCAGCTAAGTGGATGGATGTTGACAAAGAGATACAAAAAGTTGAAGACACTGTAGCTAAATTAAAAGAGAACAAGTTTGAGCGTTGTTTTGAACCTGAAGAAGAAACATGGTACAAAGAAAAAACTGGCAATCTTATTTTAAATAAAAATTGCACCTTCTGTTCTTATCGCTTTGACTGTTGGCCTGAAATGAAAGAATTACCAGCAGTAAAATCTAAAGCTAAAGAACCTAAGTTAGTTCCTTATGTTAAATTAGCAGAAGAATACGATGCGGCCTAACTTCAAACAATTTAAAGCGGCACGTAAGTATGGGTATCGGTCTGGTTTAGAAATTAAAATTTCAGACTATCTTAAAGAACTAAAGTTTGACTTTGGTTATGAATGTATAAAGATAGAATGGGAAGACCTAGCCTATCGTACCTATACACCTGACTTTGTATTATGTAATGGAATTATTATTGAAACTAAAGGCATGTTTACTGCTGCTGACAGACGTAAACACCTTGCTATAAAAAAACAACACCCCAAGTTAGATATACGTTTTGTTTTTGAAAACAGCAGACGTAAGCTACGTAAAGGTGCTAAGTCAACATACGGTGAATGGTGTGTTAAGTATGGTTTTAGATATTATGACCGTATCATTCCTGAAGAATGGCTAAAAGAAAAAGGCAAGAACAAACACCCTAAGTTTGTAAAGTTTACAGGAAGAAAAGTAAAAAGGAGCAGATAACATGAAAGAGCGTTTTGATAAAGTAAAAAAAGAAGACTTCATTATTCGTATAAGACCTTACGTAGATGGAGAAGGTTTATGGAATGGTGATATTGATGTAGCAATAATAACACAGCCAGAAAATAATCTGGACGATGAAGATTACTTTCAGGTAATGCACTTCTGCAAAATGATTGCTTCTACTATTCCTGTTATGGAATTAAACGAAAAATTTAGAGAATTAGTACATGATTATGTGGTAGAAAAGGTTGACAATCATACCGAAGTTGAGGTAGAAGATAAACCTAAAGTTCTTAGCAAAGATGGTAATGTAGTTGAGATAGACTTCAAAACTAAAACAAAGGGAAATGCTTGATGACATCTTACTACAATATAATGAAAGAAATAGAAAGCGGAAATATGAAAGTGATAGACAAAGAAAAACAGGACATGGTAAATAGTCCACCACACTATAATGCTTCTGGTATAGAGTGCATTGATGCTATTGCTGCCGCTACTGGTGAAAATTTTGAATACTACCTTCAAGGTAACATAATGAAATACGTGTGGCGTTACCGTTACAAAAATGGTACAGAAGATTTAAAGAAAGCACAGTGGTACTTAGAAAAACTAATCACTGAAGTTGAGGGCTGCTATGATGATGAGAGTTAAGATGTTTCTTACATTGGACGTAGACCCGGAAGACTATCCAGTTCCTGCAGATGAAAATGTTGCAGAAGAAATAGAAGAGGGAATACAAGAATACTTGTATGACATTGAAGGAATAACAATACGTAATATAAGAAGTATACAGGAGTAGAAATTATGAATAACTATTTACCTACAGATTATCAAAACTTTATTGCCTTGTCTCGTTATGCAAGGTGGAAAGAGGACGAACAAAGGCGTGAAACATGGCCTGAGACAGTAACTCGTTACTTTGATTATTTGACAAAACATCTAAAAACAAAACATAAGTACACCCTTGCTGATGAGTTACGTGCAGAACTAGAAACTGCCGTACTTGACCAGCATATAATGCCAAGCATGAGAGCCTTAATGACATCTGGTCCTGCACTAGACCGTTGCCATGTAGGTGGATACAATTGCTCATACGTACCTGTTGATAGTCCACGTGCGTTTGATGAAACAATGTACATACTCATGTGCGGCACAGGTGTAGGCTTCTCTGTTGAACGTCACAACATTGAGAAGCTACCAATCGTCAACGAAGATATGCATCACACAGATACAGTCATCAAGGTTGGCGATTCACGTCCGGGCTGGGCCAAATCACTGCGTGAACTCATCTCTCTCCTGTACGCAGGGCAGATACCACAGTGGGATGTATCAGAAGTACGTCCTGCAGGTGCAAGGTTAAAGACCTTTGGTGGTAGAGCCAGTGGCCCAGCCCCGCTGGAAGAACTCTTTCAGTTTATCATTGAGAAGTTTCAAGGTGCAGCAGGTCGTAGACTATTTCCCATTGAATGTCACGACATCATGTGTAAGATTGGTGAGGTTGTAGTTGTCGGTGGGGTCAGACGCAGCGCACTCATCAGCCTATCAAACCTGAACGATGACCAGATGAGTCATGCAAAAGCAGGTATGTGGTGGGAAAACGAAGGACAACGTGCGCTTGCAAACAACAGCGTTGCCTACAAAGGTAAGCCACAGATGGGTACATTCATGCGTGAGTGGCT